TAGCCTATGTAAATTTAGCCTATGTAAAGAAGTCTGTAGAGCATTCTGTAAAGACAGTCTATAGTCTGTCTGTATACTATGCTTAGTAGAGATTGTATTTTTATTTTTCATTTCTTGTCAACCCCTAAAATTAATTTTCTTTTGATTTTCTGTATGTCCTTTTAATTAAAACAAACCAATGCTTATTACAGTTAAAACAATGCTGTATTGTAAAAGCACTACGAGTGCCGTAAGGGGTTCGTGGCGTTTTGATCACTAACTCTGGATCTTCAATGCTATTTCTCCATACATATTCTGTGCTAGGCTCGGCACAACCGTGTATGTTTCTTAAAGTCACGTTACATTTTTGGCATCGTTTCTTTGGTGTTCTATTAAATATTTTTTTTTGGCGGTAATAATTTTGGCGTACAACAGTTTTAGTTCTTGTCATCATCTGCCCCCTTTTCTTTTGATTTTCTCCAGAACCGAACACCATCCATACCATCCTTGCGCTCTGTTTTCTGGTAGAACTTCCAGCCGCGTTTTTCAAATCGGTATCGCATCTTGTAATACTGGTTCCAGGTAATCCAGATGGAATCCCCCACCTGCATTGCTGCGGTTGCCCTATCATAAATCGCCTTGTCCTCTGGCATCGGTATGTCACGGTCGATCTTCACCATACAGAGATGGCAGACCATATGATTGTCACCCCTTGGGTACAAATTTCCCCTTGGAATCCGACAACACCCACAAACTCTTTTTTCGATTTCCATAAATGCTCCTCCCCTTGTCATCTTCAGTAATCGTTGTATGGCAGACATTGCATACCTGCGCGCCGTCCACCTCCTTGGTCTTAGTCCAGCAGCGTGGACACAGACCCTGCGCTAGTAATTCCTCAATGGTGTGGTACATCAATCCATCTCCAAACGATAAAAAATATGATCATTGATACGCACAGTTTTAGTCATCAGATCCTTCCAGGAAGGCTGGACGTAATAGGCGTGGTAATGCGTTGCGCCATCCGTAAGATCAATGATGTTGAGCGTTCCCTCTAATAACCCCCAGGATATTTCTTCCGCCCATTCATAGGCTTCAGGGTCATCAATGTTTTCTGGCTTTTGATCACACCAGAATGAGAACTGGCATCGATCAGGAATGGGTATTTGAGGGTTCCAGGTATAATAATATCCTTCTTTCACAACATCGCACACCGTGTCTGGATATCGATGGTCACTGACCCTCGTCATAATGACCTGCCCCACTGCAATCTGCCCCACTGTCGGCTCACCTCTGGCTTCAAAATAAATGGCGGTTGCCAGACATACTAATTCTGCTATCATTTTTTGCTCCTCTGCTCACTGCCCCAGTGAACCTCCAATATCGCTCTGCCCAACACCGCAGGTATTTGTGGGATTACTGAATTTCCCAACGCCTTTAGTCTTTGCGTTCTGTTTTTTTGCCCTTCGGCAACTCTTGGCGTTCCTTCTTCCCAATTATCTCCCCAATGTCCGTGAATCCTTTTGGATACCCCATCACCAGTTCCACCCAGTCCGCGGCCAGTGTTCCATTGCCAGTGTTCCTCACTTTTCGAGGTGTCGGCCACAAAACTGCCCCCCTCAAATTTCCCCTCGCTACATCGTGAGGAATTCCTTTTTCGTTCTTTTTCATATGAGGACTTTGTGAGTCCGATGTTTTTGGAGTTGGCCAAGACTGCAATGATGAAGCAGCGGTATCGGAGATGGGGTGCGTTTTGTGATGAAGCAGGTAGTATGAGCGTTTTTGTTTCGTAACCTTCACTTTCCAGGTCAGTGCAGACCTGCTCGAATACCACTCCGTCTCGGATGCTAACAAGATTTCGCACATTCTCTCCAAGGACGTAGGTGGGTCTGATTTCCTTGATGATTCTAAACATTTCAGGCCAGAGCCAGCGATCATCTTCTGTTGCTTTCTGGAGTCCTGCAACGGATACGGATTGACAGGGGAACCCCCCTGTGATGACATCAACTCTATCCAATCCAACTGTATCCACTCCGACATCTCTTACGTCCTCATAAATTGGCACATCAGGCCAGTGCTTTTTAAGCACCTTCTGGGCAAAGGGTTCGTTGTCACAGAAGCCAACTGTTTCAAAACCACCAGTGCTTTCCAAGCCAAGGCTAAAGCCACCGATGCCACTAAATAGATCCAGATGGCGTAGTTTTCTTTGCTCATTTTTTTCCATCCAACCCCAGATCCCTTAGTGATAGTTCTTCCCCACCGTTCAGTTCATCCCACACATCATCACGGAGATTTTCAGATCTTTTGTACGGTTCTCTGCGGTTCCGATCCTTCATAAAATCCTGCCACGACTTTTTCTTTTTAATCTTTGGTTTAGGAGCGACAGTTTTTTTGGAAAGAAGCACTTCCATTGTAAAGTAAATGTTACTGCACTTGGAACACTGTCGCCTGCGCTTAACGCCCTCTGACAACTTACGCGAATCAAGTACCTTAGTTTGGAATGATTGGCAGCTAGGGCAATGCATCAAACACCACACATTCCGTCACATTCGTCCAAAAAGTTTAACTGCCCTCTATCTTCTAATGAAGAAAAATCAACTTCATCTAATGGCTTTAAAGATGAATGAACAAACTGTTCTACATTTTTTGTGTTTTGGGTTCTTATTGCTTTATCAAATACTACTGCATCATTAAAACTTTTAGGATCATTAATCATCATATCACGCCACAAACTATTGTCGTGGTAAGGACAAGCAATGCAGGCTGACTTAGCTAACTTTTTATTTGGATAATGCTTGTTAAACCATTGAACGCAATGGTGCCTTTTCATACCTAATTCAAGCAATGGAAATCTATTAATAATATACTTATCTCGACTTTCCTTTACTCTTTGCATCTCATCAGTAGAAATACCAATCCAAGTTTCACATAGTTTACCTTTAGCTCTCTCACCCTTTTTTAATCCTAGCAATTCTCTAGTTTTATATTTTATAGGCTGTATCTTATAATCATTAGTGCATTGCCTCATACCAATGCCAGAAGCCGTAAAGAAAGGCATAGTAACAAACTTAGTACCAAATTTATTTTCACCTTTTAATGTATGCTCTTTAATATTGCCTACCGTTACTCTGTATACTGGAAACGGCAACTGTTTTTCTAGCCAATCAAGATGGTCATACACACTTTCAGGCTCAAATTGTGTATCAGCAAAAATTGCACAATCTGGCATTGTAGTTATTTTGCCCATACCAGCCATCAATGCCATTACAGATGATTGAACACCTGCTCCTAAACTAATTACCCTTAAATCAGCGTTTGGTATTTCTTTGCTAAAACTAATCATCACGCACCCTGCACTTCTGCCATCTTTTCAATGGCTCTGGATTTTCCGTTTTCTCTAAGTTCGATGATGTGTGATAGCCAAGCCTTAACTTTGTGCAGGCGGTTAGCAGTCAAGACCATACACCCAGCTTCTCCCAGTTCAGCCTGGACTGCCTTTTGAGCAGGTGTTACCACGCCGCGTTTCGGTGCTTTTAATTCAATGAATAATGGGTAGGGAATACCACCAAAGAAATATCTGTGCGGAACAAATATGCACAGATCTGGAAACCCTGATTTCATTCCTAACTTTTTTAAGCGCATCATATAATTAACGTGCCTTCTTCCTTCATTTGGCGAATGGTGAAAAAAACATCCAGACGGCAATGCAGCATCCAACCACTGCACCACTAGTTTCTGAAACTCGTCTTCAGTCACGCTCACAATAAAAGTCGTTTGGCATCACCTCACCCATCGTCACCGTAATGATGTTTGACATATATCGTCTGTCTGGGATCATCGCGTCCTTGTGCGATTTTGGAAGGCACCAACGCCGTGCAATCGTTGCGTCACCTGCACCTATGAGGTTTGCAAGTTTTTTGTAACTCAAACTGTGCTTGTCTTTAAATTCTTTTAATGTCATTCCAACATCATATACATTTGACAGATATGGTCAATAGTGTTACTTAAATAAATTAAATATGACACTTACTGACATTGAGGTTATTATGAACGAATACTATAATCCCACTATGAGCGGTGCAAATTTAGCAAGATATATTAAGTTGTCTGGCTTGTCCAAAGGGGAAGTGGCAGAACAAAAGGGGATTGCTCCAGAAAGTTTGTCCAGGCACATTTCTGGTCGGTCACACTTTAGCGTTCAGGACGCTATTGAGTATGGTAAAATTTTAGGCATAACACCAGAACGTCTTTTGTTTGAGCCTAGACCAATAAAGATTGCAGGCACAACCAATATGAACATTGTCAATATGTATGACAATTCAGAAAAAGAGAGATATGTCCGATTTCATCATTCAATGCGCGATGGTGTAAACTGCCTTACAATGGATGAAACTGCATCAGCTTACCAATATGTGAAGTATCTTTGGTTTTATATGTCTTCTTATATGGAAAAGACTGTGGTTCATCAGCATTGTTTTGGTGAGCCTTGCATTGTTAAAACTAAAGATGACAGAATATTATGCAGAAGACCTTTTCCAGAGCCTATTACTAGTGACTTCAAATTAAAATTTACATTGCAAGGATTGCCAATCTACGGTTCTTTAGAAATAGAACAAGGCGTATCACTTAAATGGGCGTGTCCACTGCTAAATAATATCCAACGTCCTGATCTTATAGGCATTGAAATTGACGATTAACAAAATAATTATTTGACAGACTTGACAACAACTGTCAAAAAGATTAAAACCTTCTTAATACCAATTAAGGGGGTTTTTTATTATGTCGTTCCCAACACTGCCCAAATGGGCGAAAGATAAGAATTATTTCTGGCATTCAAATCCAGAGTCACGACCACTGGACGTTACCTATTTTGACAAGCTGATCATTCGCCCCAAGGTTAATCTTGCGTGGGAGATATTAAAGAATGAACGTGACGGTGACCGTGATAGAGCATCCGAAACAATCGCAAAGTATGATGACGATAACGCCAATATGTTTGCAGGGCGACTTGTGCAGGAAATGGTTGAAAAATTTCTGATGGAAAATAAATCCCAAGAAGAATGCATTGAGTATGGATCAAATGCCTTTAATGAATATCAACCACGAAGCTGGGATGACGGCAAGGATGCCGAAAAGCTGGAAATCAATCGTGATGAATTTGCCACCGTATTTAAGAATGCAGCCGAAGGCATTCAGGAAGCACAACTTCATTTAGGCTTAAATCAACTTGAAGGTGAGAAGGAAGTCTTTACAAACATCGATGGTCTGGCATTGCCATATTACGGCAGACCAGATTTTTCACATCAGATTGAACTGAAAACCAAATGGTCAATTAAAGATGTGCGCGCCAAATCAGGGTCACGCGCCAGCAGTTTGCCCAGCCAACCAGTTTGGTCGCATCTTTGTCAGGTTGCAGGTTACTGGTACGAAAAAAAGCGTCCACAGATCATCGTATATGCCAACAAGATGGGTTATAGGATGTTTCACTCACAAAACTGCGAACAACTGTCTGAGGACGCTCTATCTGCGACTATCACCCACGTTGCTGCAAAGTGCCGTATTCGTGAGCATCAGTTAAAAAGTACGGACTCCGTACACGATCTGATGCAGTTAATCGAACCTGATTTCGGTCATAACTATGCCTGGAATCGTAATCCTGAAGTTGTCAATGAAGCAAAAAAATTATGGGGGTTTAAAATATGAAAACTTTATTAGAATGGCTTGAAGCCTACGAAGACCATTGGCTTGTAGAACTGATTGGCGGTCTGTGTTTTTTCGCGTCCATCCTTGGTCTGTGTTTCTTACTGTTTTTTGTCTATCCAGATTCAGTTTATTATTGATATGCAGCAGACTTTTTTTGACACTCTTGAAGTTCCTAGAAATGAAAAAGAAGCACGGTTTCTGGAATTTCATAAAAACAATCCCAAGGTGTATGCTCTATTCGATCATTTTACGCGCCAGGCGATTGAGAGTGGTTATGACCGCATCGGTGCCAGACTGATTTTAGAGCGGATCAGGTGGGAAGCGAACATCACAACTAAAGACAAAGACTTTAAATTAAACGATCATTACATCGCTTACTATGCGCGACGATGGATGAAACAAAATCCAGAATATCAAGGATTGTTTAAGACCAAATCAGTACAAGGCGAATGATGAAAAAAGTAAATCGAATTGATCTGCTCAAAAAAGCTATCACTCTGACGGATGGACAACGTCAATCAGACTATGGCAAACCAGTGGATAATATGCAGCACATCGCCGACATTTTTAATGTCATTACTAATGGCAAGCTGACCGCCAGAGATGTTGCACTGCTTTTCCAGTGTGCCAAGATCGCCAGACGGCGAATATCGCCCACAGTAGAAGACCATTACATCGATGATATGGCTTATTGTGGGATTGAATACGAATGTGTAAAGGAAGGAAAATATTAATGAATAAGACAAATGTACCTGAAAAAGCCTTGGAAGTTTTAAAAGAAATAGGGTTACCAATGGAAAAGGCAATGTGGAATTGCCACGGCACTTGGGTTATGTACCACAAGGCTTGTGAACAAATAGCGGCGCACAAAAAGATAACTTTTGATTTGCCTAAGATTCTGGAACAAGACGTATCAAAAAGAATTGTAGTAATGTTGGTTACTGGAAAGTGTGGTGAAATATCTGAATGGTCAATCGGTGAAGCTACGCCTGATAACAATAAAAATAATTACCCATTCGCAATGGCGGAAAAACGCGCCAAGGATCGTGTAATCTTAAAAATAATTGGTCTTCACGGTGACGTATACACGGATTCAGAAATAGACGAACAAGTACAAAAGGAACTGGAACAAAAAGCTAAGAACAATCAGACAAAAACCAATGGTGTTACACCACCCAAGGAACCAGTTACAAAGCAAAACGACTTTGGAAGCTGGAAAGAGTGGGCAGGTGCCAAGGAAAGCGAAATAGACAAAATTAAATCGCAGGCAGGTACAGTTGCCTGGGCAAATGACAACCAAGAAAAATTATTAAGACTTCAACAGATTGATAAGCCGCTATGGCAGTCAATATTTACCTATTGGGAAAACCATCGTGAAAAAATAGAAAAAGGAGAAGTAAATGGCTAGACCACAATTTAAAAATTCCAACTTAAAACTAGAGTCAACAATAAATCTTGGCGATAAAATAACTGTCGCCTTCTGGTTTAATATGGATGACCGTGCCTTGCAGGAGCAACTGGAACGCTACTTTGCATTAAGTGGTAGCAATCCATCCATCCAGCTTCAAAGAAAAGAGGGTGACAGATATGTTACAGTGGGCGGCGGTAAGTTGTTTATGCACGATGACCGTTTGGCGGAGTTGAAAAACAATGCAGCAGGTAATCCACCAGCAGCACCAGATCAGCAACCGCAAGAGTCAAATGCAGTGAACCCAAATAATACGGATTTTAATTATGGAGAAAACAGTGGATTTCCTGGCGCAAAATAAATTACTCTATACCCCCAAGGAAGCTGCTATAATTCTTTGGGGAATACACGACCACACAACACGGAAACGCATCTATAAAATGATGCAGGATAACATAATTAACTGCATCAAAGATGGTTCGCGTTACTGGATTCCAAAGAAGGAACTATTGCGCTTTGGCGACCTCGAAACAGAAGAAAGTAAAATACAGATAGGAAATAACTAAGCACTTTTTAACCCCCATAAATAGCAGACGCTGCTGCATTGCGTGTCTTGTCCTGACGATGCTTATTCTTACTATAATGACCGTACTGACGATAAGTAAAGTTTGGGTTACTGTGGCCTAATAATTCAGCAACAGATCCCCAATCCTCGCCTAGTGCCGCTAATTGCACTGATGCATAGAAATGTCTGAAGTACCCCCACGATAAATCAATGTCGGCAACTTTACACACGCGATCAATTAATTTACCAAAGTTATGTTTCTTTTGCGGAGTACCTACTCTTGATGGGAAAACAAGATGCTCATCGTCAGAAAATCTTGTCTTTACTTTCCACAGTTTTAACGCAGTTAATGTGGCATCATCGATGGGAATAACACGGTTACCTCTTTTCGTTTTCGTATCGCCAATCTTTAATCCGCCGTGCTTGACCGCCTGACGTACATAAATCTCACCTTCCTCAAAATCTACGTCTTGCCAACTCAATGCCCTCAATTCACCTTGGCGCAGACCACTAGCAAGTGATAGTAGGATTGCAACCTGGTCACGCTGACTTTCACCTTTAATGCCCACAGATACTAATTTCTGTATTGTTTCAGGCTGAATAAACGGTGCCTTGTCGCTGACGGAAGTAGACAAACCAAAGCTGACCTTATCTAATGGATTGATCGGTATCCATCCCTTGGCGACACAAAAGTTAAAAAACTGCTTTAAAACCTTAATGCGTTTTTCGCTAGTTGCCTTTGATTTGCCTTCAGCTTTAATCCACCTGACAAAAGCTGCAGATATTTCCGCCTTATTTTCAACTTTGATAATGTTTAGTTTATGCTTGTTAAATGGAAACCCATCTATTTTAGTCGCAAGACAATATTTAAGACCTCTTTTTTTGTCACTCAAATTTGATTCACTAATCAGTCCATCATTTAAGCGCGTTTCTTCTTGTGCTAAAAAATTTTCAGATGCCTTTAATACAGTAAAAATTTCCTGCGGTTTGGAAATCAATCCTAAGTTAAATTGACTAACTAGTTTTTCAGCTTCTGTAACTGCTAATGCTTTTGTTTTAAAGGTGCCTACCTTGTTACCTAAACCAATGGCTCTACCGTCAATAATCCAATACTGACGGTATTTTTCATTTAACTTTCTTACTTTTAATTGTTTCATTTACTTTCTCCCTTCATCTCTAAAAATATGATCTGCATTGTAAGTGTTGCCGTTGTGGTTTGATTTAATTGCACCAAGGATTGAACCGATAAGTCTGAACCCTCGACTGCTTGTAAAAAACTCATCACAAAGATTTTTTTTCGCGTCAAAGATTGATACTTTAGCAGAGCCTTTTGGTAATTTTTTAACTCTAGCAGATACCCCAGTGTCTTTGTGGTAATACCTGCCGTCTATTTTTCTCTCCAAATTTTGGTAACCATTTTTCATTTTTTACTCCTTAATTTAACATCTACTGTTAATATAATGTCATATACTGTCAATTTCAAGACCAAAAAAGAAAAAAAGGCACCGCCGTAACGGTTAATTTTCATTATTTTTAAAAAATAGGCTGATTTTTGTGACACATTTGTGACACAAAGGGCAAAAATGCCCCCCAACCGAAAATCTGAAGGGCATCGTTTTTGAATGTATGCTTGGATTTGAGAGGTGGCATCCCGTACGGGATTCGAACCCGTGTTGCCGCCGTGAAAGGGCGGTAAATTATAGGATGGAAACACTACCATATGGGTCTAATTGGGAGTATAGCTTCATTTAGTACCATCGCTTCCCAACTGTTCCCATCGTATCTACCTCTTTTTTTGTGACACATTTGTGACAGAACCTCCAAATAGAGCGGTGTCCTTTTAGACGTTTTTCATTCTTTCAATTAATCTCATAGCACGATTTTTGGTTTGTGTATACCATCTGCTTTGTTCCATCTGGACGGATGCTTCAAAATGGTCGCCATCTTTTACTGCTTGTATCTTCTTTTTAAACTTTGAATAACGCGGATAACCTAATTGAAAACACATATTTGCGCATATTAATTTTACTTCCTCGTGCATATTATCCCACTCAGGATAAATCTTTTTACAGTCGCTTATGGTTACCTGGATATCTTTTTCAAATAACTCATCGCATCTTTCTTGAGTGATAGCGGTACCAACGTCAGATTTAAATTCTTCATCTTCAGGCAAAACTAGATGCCCAATTCCACAAGTAGCAAATCCTAAATGATCTTTATACACTTCCAACACTTGACCTTCATCATCAGCTATTTCTTTTTGCAGTCTTTTTATGTCCATTACCATTACTCCTTTGATTCATTATTTGTAATCCTTGTTTGCCGAACCGATAGCCAAATGATGCGCCTATTGAAATATATAAACAATTTGAAAACCAAGGTGGGCAGTGTTCATTTAAAAATATAAATCCTTCTTTTACATATTCTTGTGTAAACGGAAAAAATGACCCCAGTAGGATTGCCCCAAAGATCAGAGTCCAAAATTCATCTTTCCAACTTCCTGCCATTTGTGCCGTTAATGCCTGTTCATTAAGCATCTCTGACGTTGCAGAAGTTTCAAAAACTTTCGCCTCTGCTCTTGCTCTTGCAACCTTTACCTCTGTTTCTGCTTTAGCTTTATCGACCTTACCCTGCAGCCAAGTTCCAGCTAGATTGGATACTGGCGCAATTAATTTTCCTAACATTCCAAGCATTATTTTTTTCCTTTTAGATAGTCTACTTTTTTAATCTTAAAAATTCTTTCTATCCATCTTAAAAATCTATAAAACATTTCTTCCCCCATTAAAATGGTGGCGACCCCCACCTTCTTGGTGTGTTTTTCAAAAAAATTATTGGTTGAGCGTGGTCTAGGCAAGACCACAGATTAATAAAAAGATCGCCATAAATTTTGAATTTTGGTGAGGAGGGGGAATCTTAATGATCGCCCTTCCTCATAGTTAACCTTTGATTTTTTTTGTTAGCCACAAATAAAAAGCATAGCAAGCAAACGCATAAACTGTTGCAACGCCTATATCCAGTAAATGTTCACGCATATGGTATATAAACTGAATACCTGCTTCTAAATCGCTACCACCACCAGAACTGTCGGTAATGTTGATCGTCTTTCCTTCAAACCCATCAAACGCACCTTCTTCAAAAACTATCTCTCCGTCTTCTGGAAATTCTTCTGGATTACTAACTGTTTGATTAATTTCGATGTTGTTCATTTGCCATTGCCGTTCCTTGTTTTACCCCAGGTGCTGAAACCAAAGAATGTTGCCACAATCCCTGATTGAGCCACTAGAAAGGTATTTAAAAAACCACTGATGCTATTCAGGCGTTCAATCGGTATGATGGGTGTAAACAAAACTCCTACAGCTACACAAACAGATATCATCGCTACCCACGCCATAGCACGATGCTGGTCTTGCATTTTATCAAGGTTTTCTAACTGCACCAGTTCCTTGTGCAACGACAGTTCACGGTCACTGACTTCGGCATCGCCATCAAGATCCGCCTGCTCGTAAACTGAGCCTTTTTGTAATTTCTTTTGGGTCACGCCGCTACTTCCTCTTTCCTCCACCACAAGATAAATAAAAATAAAAACATACAGACTGCAAATAATCCGAGAAAAACCAAAACTATTTTTTGAATGGTTTCGATTAGTTCATCGCGCTTGCGTAACCGTTCTTTTTCAGCTTCAAGTCGCTGTTTCTTAATATCTGCCCTAATGCGGATCAGTTCCTGCCAGGCATCGTAACCTCTGGTTTCAAGTATGATAGATCTTAAAGAATCTTCAAAATCCTGCGCTTTTTTTAAGTTAATGAAGCTGGTCATCGCTTCTTCTTCAACTGACATATTCAGAAGAGAATTTTTAGCTTTTGAGTGACCTTTATGAAGTTCATCAATCGCGCCCCACATCTTTCCGATATGAGATCCTAATTCCTGAAGTTCCTTTCCTGCGGCAATGCCTGCCTTAATCGCGGAAAAGCTGGCAACACAAATACTGATCGGATCCATTAACTACATCCGTATTACTATGGAAATCAGCAAAAGAATAGTGGCACCAAAAGCAGAAATGAGGATAGTTTCAATCCGCCGAAAACGATTATAAATGTCCTTAAACTGAATGCGAATTTCAGTTTCGAGAATTGTCGTGCGTGAATCAAGACTATGCAGTGTTGGTTTGTTACTCATCTTTTTTGGTGCCTTCCAGTTCCGCTTTTAACGCATTCGAATAATGTGCCTGCGCCACATTGATAATGTCGAGTTCCGCCATCAAGTTGTTACGCTTGTTCGATATTAACTGTAGCTGGTTAATTGCCTGCACCGCTTTCTGTGAAAGGTCATCCAAGGGATAATCCTTGTCATCGATTTTGATGGTTTTTACTTCTTTGTTTTCTTCAGTCATTTTTACTCCTTCCAAGTAACAGTTTTGAAAATTTTTGGTAATTTGTCTGACTTGGGATTAATAATGTAATCTCTTAACGATGCTCTATAAGTATCCCAATCGCTGACATTAGACAGTTTTGCACGGACATCAGCCAGTCCTACCCAATCACTCTCTTCAAGTCGCCTTTTTGCTTCTTGGACATTGATGCTTTTTTTTATTTCGCTTGGGAGAGTTGGCGCTTTTAAAGCAGTATATTTTTTGCCATCCCAAGTGCCGCCTTCTTCAATAGTAACATTATCTGGGATTTCACCTATTGTCTGACCAGTGGGCGGTTTCCAGTCACTTTTAGGATCATATTGAATCTTATTAAGAATAATTTTTTTTGAATCAAGTAATACATATTGTGTCATTGTGCAAACCTCACTGTCCATATCCAAACTTTTCCTGCGCCACCACTGCCGCCTGCTCCAGAGTTGGCATCACCAGACTGCTGTGCGCCGCCACCTCCTCCGCCACCAGCAGGTGCGCCACCATTTCCGCCATTACCGCCTGCTACGCCAGACGAACCCCCAACACCTGAACCTCCGCCGTCACCGCCAAAGGTATGATCAGCACCGTTGGAGCCGTTACCACCGTCAGAACTGCCGCCATCGCCACCGCCACCGCTGATTAATTCATACAACCATCTATTGTCCTCATCCCAAAAATAGTTGGTTCCTGACCAAATAGTATAATTACTATCGTAAGTACCTCGCCAGCCTATACCACGCATATTATTAGCAGAGGACATAGAATAAGTGGGAACACTCGCTAACGAGCCAATTCCATTAAAAAACGCCGCACCTTTGCCGCCAGGGTTTCCCCTATAAGATGAATTATAAGTCGCAGTTCCACCGCCACCGCCGCCGCCAGCTATGCCAGGCATACCTGATCTGGCATACTCATCATCATCACCTATTCCACCTGCCCCTGGTGTTGCGTCATTGATCCACGGAGAATAAGAAGAGGTATTATATGAAGCAAAATACCCACGATGCATTACTGAGCCACCATTTGCGAATGAATCACCACCACCACCACCAGATTTGCCACCAATACCTCTGCAAATTACTGAAGAGTCATTGGTAACTGTACTAGAACCTCCTGCCGTACCGTTTGAACCCCAAGTATCAATACCTTTAGCTGCGCCACCACTACCGCCTGACCCAACTACAACAGACATTGTTCCTTCAAGTGCCGCAGAAATAAACATTTGTAAATCTACACCACCTCCTGCGCCACCGCCGCCGCCTGCTTCACCAGAGCCACGACCGCCAGAACCGCCGCCGCCACCACCGCCTACGCAATAAATGTAGGTCATTATAGCACCCTCAGGCTTTGTCCAAGTGCCATTCGATGTAAAGACTTGCTCATCGACAGCCACCGAGGCAGATGTTGCACCAGTAAGCGCACCGTTGATGTCCAGAGGATTACTAATTGCAACTTTACCAGTACCATTTGCCGTAAAGGTAAAATCCGCATTAGAAGCAGTATTGGTAAAAACCATATTGCCAGTATCTTGTGTAAGAGATATATTTCCAGTAGATGCATCAAGAGATATATTTCCAGAAGATGCATTAATATCAACTGCGCCTGGTGCCGTTAAATCTATTTCGCCAGAAGAGCCATCTAAGGTAATGTAGGCTGAAACTCCACCACTCCCATTGTCAGTACGAAAAACGATGTCTTTGTCATCGGTTTGATTTTGAATTACTAAATCACCTGCTCCTCGATTAGTTAGGAATGAATTATTTGTACTAGAATAGTGGGCTAAAATAAGATCATTACTATCTCCTACACCAAGTTCGCCATTGTCATTAACTCTAAAAGAGTCAGCAGATTTATCCCACATTGCATTCACATTAGCACCAGTGAATGTAACGTCACCATCACTATCTTGTACCAACACAGTTCCTGTTGCATCTGGTAAAGTTATGGTTCTGGCGGCTGTTGGGTCTGCTACAGTTAAAGTTGTCTCGTTATCATCTGCTGTAGAACCTTCAAATTGAATACTATAAGATTGCATATTCAAGGTATTATGCAAAAACACTTGCCCCCAAGCCATAGAAAGGTATTCATCTGAAGTACCATGTCTCATAGCTTCAAAATGTAATTGCCCATCTTCTGTGCCATCACTTGCGTCTTTGAGTTCTGTCCAGATTTTTCCGTATTCTACATCTTCTGAATTATCATTTCTTCCTCTAAATAAAATTTCACCCAAATCATCAGCATCAGCAGGGCTAGAAGAATTTCTATACAGAACTAGAGATGGGTCATCTCCATCACCAGCATCTGTGGAAGTTATGGTTAAATCTCCAGTTACGTCTATTCCAGTAGATTTAGTACTAATTTTTTCATTTCCATAATGATATAACTTAGTCTCACCAGTTGAGCTAATTGCTTGAAAATAAAGTGCGCTCCCACTAGACCCATCATCACCATATATGCTGACTGATTCATCATCTGCATTTTGAAAAATATTGAAAGAACCAATAGAATTACTCAAATAAGTATTATTATCTGTATGATGATATATCTGTAAAGCAGTAGTTCCACTTCCATTTTTCCACTTTAACTGTGTTGTATCGTGTAGTACTAATTCATCTGCACTCTCATCCCATTGAAGATATGAACCAGAAGTAGCACCAAAGAATTTAACGTCAATGCCAGTATCGTCTACACCAAAATTTACAGCAGCACCTGAAATAAGAAGTGTATCTGTTCCATCCTCATCGTATTCAAGTGAAACATCCTTTCCTGTACCAAAGTATAATTTCTTATCATCTGCAAGGGTTACATCTCCACCAGAAATAAGAAGTGTATCTATCCCATCCTCATCATACTCAAGTGATACGTCTTGACCTGAACCGAAATAAATTTTCTTATCATCCGCAATATAAATATCACCCCATTCGGCTGAAGTGCTACCTAAATCTGCTCCTCCAACGGCGGATGGTAATATAGAATCTTCTGCTGTAAATGTATTTGTTCTAATTCCAGAAGTACCGTTGTCTATTGCGCCAAACCCACTTGTAATGCTACCAGCGTCTAAATCACCGACACTTGTAATATTTGTTTGTGCTGCAGTTTGTAATGTTCCAGTTAGACTGCCAGAAAAACCAGTGGCAGTAACTAACCCAGTTGAAGGATTATAAATAAACGTACCAGTGTCATCTAATAGAGCATCACTTTCATTATTGAAAACTACTGGAAAATTTGTATTAGCTGTACTGTCTGTTACCGTAACCTTAGAAGATGTACCAGTAACATCACCTTCCAAGTTTGCTACTAAAGTACCTACAGCATAGCCAGTTCCGCTCGTGTTAACTGTGGTGTCTGGCGCAGCTTGAAGGTCTTTAAATAGTTTCCACTTGCCGCTATCGTTAGCATCACGAAATAATCCTGCATAAAGATCCTGCGAACCAGAAGTATCATACAATCCGTAAAAACCAATGTCCAAACTATCACTTGAATTGTTAGCCTTGGCTAAGATTATAAGAGGGTCTTCTACTGAAAGAGTAGCCGTATTAACTGTTGTGGTGTCGCCATTTACCGTCAAATCTCCAGTAACAGTCAGATCTCCTCCAGCCGTAACATCGGCACCACTAAAGGTCAGGGCAGTAGTCGTGCCTGACTTAATGATTAAATTCCCTGACGAATTAGTTGCACTGCCAAAGGTTGCTGCACCGTCCTGAAAGAATATGTCGCCGCCATCTGCATTTAAATTGATGTCCGTGGTCGCATCCAGGGTAATGGACGAACCAGAATCTATTTCTGCTATGATTGGAGTTGTAAGAGTTTTATTTGTCAGTGTGTCTGTTGTCGCTCTACCAACTAATGTATCTGAATCAGTCGGTAATGTTAATGTGCCAGAATTACTAATCGATGAAATCACTGGTGTGGTCAGTGTTTTATTTGTCAATGTATCAGTCGTTGCCCTGCCAACTAATGTGTCCGAACTAGTCGGTAATGTCAGCGTACCTGAATTGCTTATTTGTGCAATTACTGGAGTTGTTAAAGTTTTATTTGTTAAAGTTTCAGTATTACTTGTTAAAGAAACAGTACCAGTGGCATTTGGCAAAGTTATTGTTTTGTCAGAACCAGTTGGATCAGTGACCGTTAAAGTAGTTTCGTAAGCATCCGCAGTCGCACCCTCAAAAACAATGGACGTACCAACTAATAAATTCGTCAACGATGAAGTGACTTGTAAATTACCACTAGAGTCAAATGCCAGCATTTTGTTTGCGCGGTCACTTGATGATTCTTTTATTTCAGAATTGGTAATGGCATTAGTAAAATTAACTTTTAAGGAACGGCTTACCTGATCTTGCAAATCCTGCGCTATATAGGTTAATCGGTCAATCGCGGTTTCGTGAGTTTCAGCACCAAAAGTGTCGTTTTCAATGTAATTAGTTCCCTGGTTAATGCTCAGATTTCTGGACAAGACAACTGTTTCACCAGATTGGGGTCTGTAGTCTGATGTTGAATAATGGGCATCACTAGAGGTGCCAGTATTGTATTTAAACAAGACATTGCCACCAGTTGCTACATTGACATTAGTTACAATGAAATGGGTATTTAATGTCTTAACTGTTTCAGTTCCGTCTGCTGCTCTAATCGTTACTTTAATATCAGCAGCTTGATAAATTAGAAACGTATAAGCAAACGAATGTTGGGAACCATCGCCGCTATAACTGTCTTTTTCTAGACTGGTGCTTGTAACTGTCATTAAAATACTCCTACTTCTTTAAGTCTTTGTCTGGCTGAATAAGCTGATAAAATGTCACTGTGTTCATCCATACGCATTAATTGTAAAAACGCCGCTTCATAAAACTTTCTTTCTGCCGTTCTAATCATTCCAATTTGATCTGACCTTGGTGCCGTTTTAAATGCGATTGAACTCATAAGAAGTTCCAAATGTTTACGAAAAGTTAAGGATTCCATTCCCTGCGCTACTGGAATTTCAATTTCATTTTTTGCCAGCTCGTTTAAATCACCACGAAAAGCCTTGGGCAAGGCAATGCCTTCCATTGATTTTTTTTCAATCGATAGCGGAACACCTAAACGAATGATCGTTTTATGCCATTCAGGCACCGCTTCGCTTCGTGACATTTTAAAAGGTGTTAATGAGTTCCATAATGCTTTTACTGGATTGACTGAATACGGTACGCTTGTTTCAACTTTGTAGCCCAAAACATCGTAGCGGTACTGATAATCATCTTTACGCTCCTCAAACCACGGATTGGTTTTGTTTTGCATCAGCCAGATATCTTCAAAATTTTCTTTCCAGAATTGCGCAGACGTACCTGCGCTATCTTTTACCGTTCCGACAATTTCATAAGGCACATACTCTAAAGGGTTGTTTGTCTTCTTACTGTCATCAAACATTTTTCTGGCATCTTCAATGGTATAGTATTCCAATGGTTGACTTGGGGTTTTAATGGTTGGATCCATCAATTTATCGACATTGCGCACAATGGCGGAATATGGCATTGGTGCCACGCCGTAAATGTTACTCATCGGCGACTTTAAAATAATGTCAGCATTGTCAAACTTAAACGCAGTAATTATTTCAGACATCCCCTGCAAAAAAGGAACATTTTTAAAATAATCGGTTGTGGCAAAAAGACTTGCGCTGAAAAAGCCCATACGTTCAGTCGGATCGTCAAATCGGCGCATCTTTTCGGCGGTATCTGCTGCAATTCCAAAAAACGCAGACACTGGCTCTAACCCTGAGTAATTAATGTATAGCAGTTCGCCATTAGGAACACCATTTCTATCGTACAACGGTAATGGTTCGCCGTTGCTGTCTACTGGAAAGTTTTCACCACGAAATACAAAACTGTAAGGCTGCCATCCTTTTGGAAGCTGGTTTCTTAAATTCTGATCTTGTGGCAGCGCACCAGTTAGCCTTCCAGTTTGCGCCAACAGAAACACTGCTGACATTGTACCAGAGCCAAACGCAATTCGCGCTCTGGCTCTCTGTGCAGCTTGAGCGCCATTTTGACCCATAATGTCTGCTCTAGTCTGTTTTGAAGCAAGCGCTGCCAACGGATGCCCCTGCATTACCATACGAATGGCATTGGTTGGTGCTTTGGCAAATGGAAGTATAATCCTGCCAAAAAAGTTTTGCTGCATCGCCCTGGTTATTTTAGCAATGCCGCCATCTCCAAGATCTTCCGTTAAAGTTGCATAAGTTGAAGCTGCATCCATTTTGTCTTGAACCGACCTTGGATCCAGTAACACCATTGTGCCGTTATCAATCGCCGTTTGCTCATCTAGACCATTCATTAAACCAATTCGTGTCTTTCGGTAGGCTTCTTCATACAATACGCCCCTACTCGCTATCACACGCCAAAAATCATCGGCTGCCATTAAGGCACGACCAGGATATCTGATCATCTTGCCAAACCAATCAACCGCCTGACCCATTGTGCCAGAGATGCGCAAGTTTTCTGAATCAATGGCTTTGAATTGCTGCGCTTCAACTTTGTTCAAGGCATCGGCAGGGTCTTCGTCACGAAAAGTTTTATACGCAGTAACAAAGGCATCATAGTAAGACTGATTCATTCCGTACCACCTTGCCCAGATATCGCCATAAAATATGCCTTCTGGGTCACGCTTGCCTACCAGACCTTTCATCGTACCAACGGTTGCCGCCGTAGCATCAACGAACTGGTTGTAGACCATAAAAAGAGGGGTGGCGAAAAAGTTCTTAAAATGGGTCTTGGGATATGCCAGCAATCCGTTAATGTAGATTTCGTGAAAAACACCCTTGAATTTTGAATCCCACCCATCATAAACATACTTGTTGGCATTAGACTGCCCACCTTCGTTCAATGCTTTTATGTACCCTACCGCAAGTTTTTTTGCGTGTGCAGTTCCGCCACTTTCATTTAATAGGATTTCCGCTGCTTGTGCTGCTGAAACGTCATCTCTTGCACCAACTGGTATTTTAAAAGCATTTAATGCTCTGGCAATTTCTGTTTGAGCCCCTTTGGCTTTCATTTGCAAGCCTGAATGAATTGCCATTAAACGGCGGAACTTTAAAAGATTAGCGGTACTGTCTTCCCCTTTTTCAATCAACCGTGCAAGTTCCGTGAGTTTCTTTCCAGAATTTTGCAGGACAATTCGTAACGCCGTCATTTCTTCAGCGTTTAAAGTTGTCCCCTTTTTCATTTTCAGAACACGCTTGGTAAATCCGATTTCATCTGCCAGTAACTGTTCTGCCTGGTCATACGTTTCGTTTAATGGAATTTTACCACGCTTGGCAACATCAGTTGGTTTTTTTATTATTTCAGAAACTGCATTAATGGTCGCCAGTACATCCTCACCAGATTCCATTTTATCAAAATTAAAATCAATGCCTTCATCGGTAGAAACTAAAATATTATCCTTTTTAGTCATCTCCAAAACGTCTAAGGCATCACCTTCATTTGCCAGACCAGTTTTTTTAGTAGCCGCAGACGTAATTGTTTCGTCTGAAGTTTTTGCAATGGTTGATAAAGCGTCACCCAAGCCTTCGTCTGAAGGCAGTGTTGTGGCAATGTTTGCATCACGACCCCCTGCTTGAAAACGCTCCAGACCTTTTTTTGATAAAACACTTTCTTCTAACTTTTTTTGTCTGCCAGTGTAGGTTGTTCCAGGTTCCATTAACCGTTCTGTCGTGGGTATGGGAACGGCACCTTTGATAAGATCACCACCTGCATCTGTGACAACTTCCTTAGATCCGCCTTTTATTATCCCCTTTCCAATTTCTCCTAGCCAACTTGCCAGTTGAATAAACTCTGGTGAATGCGGATCTTTGTCAGCAGGTTTTAACACACCTCCGCTTTGCAGTGCATTCCTTGCCTGATTATCTGGTATCATTTTATACCTTTTTTAGTTAAGATTATTTGAGTTATGCCACTATAGTGGAAGCATCAAGACCAATTTCTGCGCCAGTATCTAACAAGTTTAAACCATCAAAAGACGCTAATGGTATTGCACCTTGCATAAACTTTTTAAATACTTCTTCTTTAGATTGACCAGTTAATTGTGATGTAACGTCTACGCGATCATCAATTAAATCTACGATTGTTTTAGGTTCAGATCCTAACCCAGTTAAATCGCCAAAAGTAAACCAAGTTAATGATTGTGCTTCGGCTGGATTAACGCCTGCAATTTCCGCAACCTTTTTATAAATATCGGCAAAAACGGCATACTCAGTTTGCATCGATTTGCCATTAATCATTTGTTTTGCAAGTGTATCTTTTATCATTGTAGCAACGTCTAAACTACTTGGATCTTTTTTATACATTTCTTGAAATTCTTTTGTTTTCTTAGGCTTTTTACCACCTATAAAATCTATAGGCACTGAACCTGGATTAAGTTTATTCATTACATAAAATACGGCTCTGATTGCGTGAGTGTCTACAGTTACAACCTTTAAATTACCAGATACGTTTTCTGCAAATGATACTGGCTTGGGATTGGTATTTACATTTAGTTTTCCAGCTTGTTTATCCTCAATTAATTTTTTATGTATGCCACCTTCATTAATCATCATAGGGTAGCCTTTTTCATTTATACCATCCCCACCTGATCCTAAAATTTCAGTTACATCTTTACCTAAAGTTTCTTTGGCAGATACAAGTGATGCGCTTCTTAAATTTTCTTCTGTTCTAGTGCGAGGACTAGTAACTGCATAATTTTGTGCAAACTTAAATAATTGTTTTTTAGCTACTTTCTCTGGTATTCCTAGTGCTACGGCTTTGTCTATTAGTGGAGCCGTATGATAAAAGTATTGTACGTTAGAACCGATCGCTGGTTTTATAGAATTTGCTATTTCTTGTGCAATAGCATCTGTATTATCTAGCACGGCTCTGGCTCTATCTCTTATTGGCAACGTAGCAACTTCGCCATTATTTCTAGGTAACACAATTTCTTTTTGTTTATGGCTAACTAGAGTTTTTTCATACGATTTTGGACTTGTATCAAATAATGGATTTTGTCCAGATGGTTGTACTCTGTCTTTAGGACTTAATTCCATTTGTTTGGCTCTAGCATCTAATACAGTTTTAGTATCATCTAATACTTGTTTGGCGTTTGGCAAAACAACATCACCCACCACATCGTCACCTAATTTTAAAGAAGTATCAGTAATTTTTTCTATTTCAATTCTAGGTTTAAATAATTGTATTTCTACTGCATCTTCTACATCATCAACATTTATATCTTTATAAAATGCCTCTATTCTATCATTTTCTAATTGTTGAAATTGAATACCATCATAACCATCAGCTAATGCTTTTTGTGGATCTCTATTATAAGTTTGCTCCCAAAGAGTACGACCTTCATTGTTTTTTAAATTTAATATTTTAAATGAACCCTTTAATTTATAAATCTCACCTTCAGGGTCTTTGCCTAACTCACCTCTTGTAAAAGCTGATGCTAGTTTTTTATTATTAGTTGCATTTATAGCAGGTATTGCTCCAAATTGTGTTCTTCTTGATTTATTGATATCAAGATAATCTAAACCTTTTTTTGTAGTGCCGTGAAACAAACTAGGATATTCCAATACCATATCAGAACCTTTATTAACTTGTTTTGGTAAAATTACCATAGTAGAATCCACAACATTATCTACCACATCGTCACCTGACTTCAAAGCACCTTTAACAATAGGCTTAAGGAAGTTTGCTTCTGCATCTTGAGTACTCATTGCTACACTGCCAGCGGTTGCACCAGCTACTGGCTTCCACGGTACATATTTTGCGCCTAGCATTATTGCTTTTATAACACCTTCAGTAGCACCGCCTAAAATTCCGCCTTCAATCGCGGACTTGGCACGGTTAATTATTTCAGGGTTATTTTCATTTTTCTCCAAAATCGAAACAACGGTGTTACCAATGTTCGTTCGTTCCGCTGGTGTCGCACCATCCCACATTTTTGTTAGCGAAACTGTCAGCGTTGGATCATTAGGGTTAAAAGCCGCATAGTCAGCTATTGCTCCCCAATACAATCCACGAACAAACGCATTTGCACTGGTTAAGGCTTTTACCATTGTAGCTGCAGGAACCGCTGCAACGCTAAATTGTGCTACACCTTCCGTGATACCGCCAAGCATTTCATTGTCATATTGCAGATTTTCTACCCAGGTATTTGCCGTTTTAACACCAGGGATGTTGTCATTGACAAAATTATTATAAGCATCCAATACATATTTTATGCTATCCGAACCACCAATGGGCATATCAGAACTAATGTACTGACCAACGCCTGGAACCTTTGACATAACCCAATTTAACGTATCAACTGGCGCACCTACAAGTTCAGCAGCACCATACAGTGTTTCTTCAGCACCTTTGGGTACGCCTTTCACAATGGCTTTACCTACATCAGATCCTACAGAACTCACATTGCTCAATGTTTTATCAATGAATGACTGACCTTGCGTATCTGCTTCGCCGCTATCACTCGTCACCGTTGGCTCTTCCACTGGTTTTGATCTAAGTAGGGAACCTATAATGTATAGGTTGTCTTGTTCTGTTTCATAATCCATTATTTCATATCTTCCGCAAAATATGTGATATACGGTTTAAATTCGATATATCTCTGATACAGAAAAGCATCAGCTTTAAAATCTCCTGAAGTTCTTTCTGTAAAAAAATCGGAAACACTTTTAATAGGGTTTGATTCATCAAGTTCAAAATCAAATTTTCCAAAAAAACCATCGCCCTTCATTACTTTTAAAAACGTATTAAACTGATCTCTAACTAACTCTTTCAATGGTTCTTTGTTTGCTTTAATAAGTTCCTTTGCTTTTTCCTGCACCTCACTATAGGTCGCCATTTTACCATCTTTTTCGCGCCACTCGGTTAAACTAATATACGTTGCAAAATACATTTCTTTTGCTAAATCTGATAAATTCGAATTGTCGTCTTTGTACTGTTCGTATTTAAAAGCACTGCTTATTTTTACTTTTGCTTGTTTGTTTGCGTCATCCATTTCTTTAAGAGCAAGTGCGGCATACTTTTTAAAATCTTCAAGTGTAATTTGAGATTCAGGTATGGCATTTACTGCATCAAGCGTTAAATTATTCGTTGCATCTAACTGAATCAAAGTACTAATAACAGTGCGGTCACTTTTTTTGTCTTTGTCTTTTTCTTCTGGTTCTTCAAACCTTTTCATATATTGGTCGTGTTTCTTCCACATTGTGTCAGTCATCTGCTTTTTATTTATTAGCCTAGCAACGATGGCTTGAATTTTTGTATTTTGATTTGGTATTCTTGGATCA